GGAATTAAGTACACAATGGCTGATAAAGAGTCAAAAAGTGTGCCTTTTATCCATATCCAGGATGCTGACTTTCTCAAACGCACCTTTCGAGTATTAGATGGTACTGTTGTTGCACCTCTTGCTTTGGAAAGTACCTTTAAGAGTCTGATTTCGTGTCAGGCTCGAGGGAATATAACCAAGGAACAGCAAAGTGCAGAATCGTATCTCTCTGCTCGACGGGAGTGGGCGCTACATGGCGAAGAAAAGTTCAATGAACTAGTAGCTAAAGTAGACCCAATCATGCGCGGCAATGAGGGTATCCTCCTCAATCTCACATCCAAACATACATGGGATTGGAGGCGAACCTTCGACTGGGTCGTTGGACGATCAGACGAAGAGGAGGATGAGATAGTAGTAGATTCTCTAGAGGCGATGGATGCTCCGCCGAATAGAGAAATCATCTACGTGGGAGACAGTGAAGGTGAAGGAGATCAGTTCCAAGAGGACCTCGAAGATTTCGAAGAAGACGAAGAAGATCTTGTGGCCCAACGAATGGCTGAAGTCGACGACGACGACTTTAGTATCAGTGACCTTGACCCCGCTCTTGTTTTCCTGAATGAGAGCTATGTAGACGTTTTTTACCCACTCCACGCCAGATTTTTGCAAATGTACGATACGATTAGGATTGTAGACCCGCAAAGTCTTGGTTGGTTACAGTTTATGACGGACTGCATGGAAGCTCTTCGAGACCTAGCGATAGTGAATGAGACACATGTTGAGGCCTTGCGTATAGCTGGATTCGAATCTAATGCTATGCACCAGGAACAAAACATGTTTCACATGCATCCTACACAGGAGGATTGTGTGATGCGAGTACTCAGATACGTCGAACGTCTTGAAGATACAGGAGCCTTGCCACCTTTGTCCACTAGTGAGGCTTCTTCAGAAATTGGAGGGACAGCAGCACTCCACTGCAAAATTTGGGGCCTGTTGAGAGAGATTGATCGTCTCCTCAACTTGTAACAAGCGATTTTTAGTTTTTACAATGAAAAGGAAACCCGCGGCGCCACAGGCCCGAGGCCAGCCTCAGAAGCAGAGGA